CCTGCATGGTAGCCAACTGATTTGCCGTCACGATAGCCCATTGAATAAATAATGGTGCTGATGGTTAATTGTCCGATAATGACAAAACCAATGATTTGTTCCATTGTCATTTTGAATTCTCCCGATTCTAGGTGATAACTGCTACCACCTGATCTCAGGGTGACGCATGATTGGCGCGCGGTCAAGAACCTTGCGTGTTTGTCGGCGTGTCCGTTGGCTTGGACTTCGATTTCAGCCCATTACCCGCCAGTACGCCACCCAATGAACCAGTCAAGAAAATGGCCAGGGTTTTCAATAGGTCAATAAATGCTGCGTCGTTGGGTGCCTGGGCGCCGATTGGCTGGGTTACGAATATAAGCGCATAAGTTATGCCAACCGTCACGACCAAAAAAACCAGTGCCAGGGTTGAACCAATAATTAAAATCAGTTGGGCGTGGACGTCCTCAGGGGTGCGGCGTCGGTACGGTTTTTGTAAATTCTTTTCCAATGATGTCGTCAGTGCAAGTTCCAGTAGGGACGCACTGCGGTTTTTGGCATTCTGGGTTTTCCCAGTTTTCGAATTCCTGGCATTCATAACGTGTCCACCCCTGATACCCGCAAGCGGTCAGGGTTAGTGCAAGTGCCCAGACCAACCCTGCCGCCGCGAATCTGCGGTTCACTTCCCCGTTGAACCGAAGGCTTTGTCGTTTGGATTAAGCCAGCGCAAGATTACTGGCGCAACCGCTGCCACGCCTGCCATTGCCAGGGTTTTTGGGTCTGTCACACCTGCCATGTATAAGGCGAGCGCAGCTGCTAAAAATGATCGACCCCACGAGGCTGCTAGGGCTTTGGCTTGTTCCATTTGGTTTTCTCCTTCTTTGGTTTATCTGCCGTTTTTGGCATTTCAACACTAGGAAATTCTCCCTTGTAAGGTGTGAATTTAGGAATACCAAAACCAACGATTTCCTTGCCTTCACCAAATCCCCGGACTTTGATCATCACCATTCCACCGTTGCGCTGATCTCCAGTGCCACTGGTGTTGCCTTCGATTGTCAAACACGTCTTGTTGTCAATTAAGCCAACAACAATTCCAATGTGTGAAATGCGATCGACGCCGTCATGTGGAAAATCCATGAATGCCAAATATCCCAATTGAGGAATGTTCGACCAGCGGTTGATTTCCTTAAATTTGTGGGCACCAACTGCAGTGCTGACGACTGAATGAATTTTGACGCCAGCCTGATCTGCGCACCAATTCACAAAACTTCCGCACCAGGGCAAACCGTCAGCCTTAGTAAATTTGCCATATTTCGTCAGGTTGTCGCCTTCTTCAATTGTGCCTACTTCAGCAGCGGCAACTTCGATCAAGCGTGCGTTGGTGCCTTGCGGGTAAGTCATTTAAGAATTGCTTTCGCTTCTTCTTCAGTAAGTCCCAGCGCAGCAAGTTTTGCTATTGCGGACGCTTTGAGTTCGTCTGCCGCAGTTTTGGCTGCTTGCTTTGCGCTTGCAATGGCTGCGGTTTCAGCCTCGCGCGTTGCCAATTCTTCCGCCGACATTTCTCGTATTACTACTTCGCCAGATAATGCGTCATGTTCTGAAATTTGGATTGTCATTTATCTTCCCTTAACTGTTCTGGTAGCCATAGACGCGAATTGTTCCTGACATGGTGCCGCCACTGACGGCCAGCGTAAATCCATCAAATTGGGTAGTTGAATTCTGAATACCAGATAGGGCATTCCAGTTTAAACCTGTTGTGTGCCATAGTGATTGCGAAATCATTGATGTCACTGTCGATACTTGAGGATTGGTCAATGTGATTTCTGATATTGGCGTGGTTGGAAAATCTTTGTCAATTGACGAAATATAAAACGTACCAGTCCCCGTTGGATCTCGGTCTGCTCCAACTGTAGTGTTTATAGCGTAAATTCTTTGCTGATTGTAATTTGCTGAAGTGTCGGTGCCACTTGCTCGCATTTTCATTGTTACGTCAACCGTGTCGGCTGAAGCTGCCGAAATTGTAAGAATCAACAAATAATTAGCATAAGTCGAAGTAAAACAATTATTGACTGAATGGCTTGAAATTGTCGTAAATGGTGAAGATGTAATCAGGGTTAATCCACTGGCGGTTGTTGCTGGTGTTGACCATTTTAGACCAGTTGCGGTGCTTGAATCAGCCGTCAAAACCTGGTTATTTGTGCCGACTGCTAAACGTGAAAATGCGTCTGCACCAGTGCCCGCAATTAAATCACCTTTTGCGTCAATTGCAGTGGCCATTGAATTTGTAATAGTGACGTCACCGCTAGTGCCACCACCAGAAATTCCAGTTCCCGCCGTGACCGCAGTGATATCGCCGACGTCATTTGTAACCCAGGTAAAGTCCATGTTCGTATTTGACGCCTTAGCCAAAATTTGGCCAGTTGTGCCGCCTTTAAGATCGGCAAGTGAAGTGTCAACGGCTTGACCAAATACCTCAAAATCGGCTGGCAGGTCTGTGACCAAATCAGTCGAAGTAGGCATTTGCCACCCGAAATTGCTGGTTGGGTTAGTCATGTTTTCTCCTTATTAAGTGACAATTGTTGCACGCGCCCAGTCTAGCGTTGGCGACACGCCCGACCAGGTAAAGGTGTTGGAAATTTCGTCCCATTGCAACGCCTGTAAAGAATACGCGACGGGCGAAAGATTGAGTGAGATTGAAAGGGTGTTGTACCCAGCACGGAATGTCCAGCCTTCCACAAACCCCTGGAAGATCGACCCCATGTTCGAAGGTAAGTCATTGATCGCCACTGGCATTCCCATAAAGACTTCAATTAAGGCGTCACGATCTGCGTTGGCGACTTCTGGGTTTGTCAGGTCATAGGTGATTTCGCTAAAAATCGGTTGTGGGTCTTTTCGTAGGTTTAGATAGAAATTAGCCTGGGCGGTCGCGTCAGCCGAATTGTGCAGGGTTGTTGTGATAATTTGCGAAAGGGTGCCGAAGCTGCGAATTGACGCGGCATTGCTGGCGCTCACTTCCGCACTGCTTGTTGACCCATATTTTATGGTTAGGTTGTTTCGCACGTCGCCTGCGCGGGTTTCGGTACGCAAGCCAGCCGCACGCGCTTGGTTAGCCGTTATTTGAACGTAACCGTTTGCCGATAGATATTGACTGCGGTGGGTGGCGTCAGCGTAGGAAATGCGCCCCTGGGCGTCCTCATAAATGTAACCAAGCCCTGATGTGGCCAGCGCTGAAACCAATGAATAAACGTCGGTTCGCTCGCTTGATCGCGCTGCCAATTCATAATCACCTGGACGATCAATTTCACCTAAACCAGTATTGCCAGCGTTTGCCCAGGTTGTCGTCGCATTGAAGGTTGCCCAAGTTAATGCGCCTGGGGTATCTGCCCAAGTATTGAGCAATAAGGCTGCAAGTATCGTGTAAATCTGATTACCGTCGAACGCTTTAGAAAGTACGCCATTGGTCAACGCTTTAGGCAAACGCGCCAACGCCCCCAGTGCCGTAATCGAATAAGTCTGGGTAAACATGGTCGAACCCACGTCACGGACTTCCAAACCAATGTCCACAACATTGCCGCCAAAAATTGGCACAAACGTATTTGAGGTGTCTTTGACCTGAATTGAAATCGTTGAATTGATATTGACTGGGATTGTCGCCTGGTTGACGTCGATCAACTGAATGTTGGTATAGCCAGCCTGCGCCTGCTCATAAATGTTGGTGCGTCCACTTTCAATGGTCAGGTTTGCCAAAACCGCTGAAGTGTATTCAACGCCGTCAATTTCAACTAGCCAAATGGGCGTCCATTGGGTCATGCGACTAGATTCCCTGCGCCACCCGTGCCGCGATAGTAAGAATTGTTGAGGGTGTCAACGATCGTTCTGGCGGTGCCTTCCTTGTCTACGGCGCCTGAAACGTTCACGTTAATTGTTGTCCCTGACGCGGCCATGATTCCCGCAAGGCTGGTTGTGCTAACCCCTGAAGTTCCTGAAGCGCCTAGACCAGTGATTTTGGCTGCGGTTGTTGCAGCGGTCTTTGCTGCGGTTGCCACGCCACCCCCACCGCTAGAAACTGCTCCACCGCTGGAAGGCGCTGAGATTGAAGGAATTGAAGGAACCGAAGTTGTCACCGTTGGGGTCTTGATCGAAGGCACACTGACGTTTGGTGTCGAAATCTTTGAAACATTTGGCAGAAATGGAATTGCGTTATACGCAGAAATAAGAGCATTGATTCCAGCAACCGCACCTGAAATCAAACCATTCAAAATCTTTACCACGCCAGCAATGACGTCAATGACGCCGCCAGCGATCTTGCCAGCAACCTGCAATGCTCCACCAAGAATCGTGCCAATGACCGGGGCTAGGTAAGTTGCAACGTAACTGCCAAAAGTTTTGAATACTTCCAAATTGTCACTGAGTGCGTCTTTCACGTAATTGAACGCCTTGATTAATCCGTTAATAATTGGCGTGAAAACATTCACAATTGTGTTTCCAAGATTTGTAATGATTCCACCCAGGCCGTTGCCGTTAAGGCTAAACGCACCTGAAAACGCATTGATAACTGGCAACGCATTTTGATTGATGAAATTGATGACCTTTTCCAAAATAGGTAACAACGCAAAACCGATTGTTTCTTTCGCTTCGTCAAACGCAATTTGCATTCTTGCAATTCGTCCCGCGTAGGTGTCAGCGTTACGGGCTGCAGCCCCGCCAAATAGATCAGACAAACGGCCTTGAACCTGTTCGAATGACATTGTTTTCAATTCCGCAGCTGATAAACCAATTCCTAATCTGCCCAGCGCGGTTGTGTTTCCGTCGTAGGCTTTAGATAACGAAACGGCCACTGCTTCAACTGGTTTACCTGTCGCCGCGCTGATATCTAAGGCGGTGGCCAATAAATCTTGCGCCTTTGTAATGTCCCCCGTCGACCTAACCAGGCGTCCCAATGCTGGGCGCAATTCGTCGTCAGCGACGCCTGTGGCCAACGACATTTGAAGAATAGATTGTTCGGTGGCAGCGATCTGCGCCTTTGTTGCGCCTGTTGCGTTTTCCAACGCCAACGCCAATTGTGTCTGTGCCTTCTCGTCTTCGATCGCAGCCTTGACGCCTTCGATACCAATTTTGATTGCGTAAGCGCCAGCGGCAGCGGCGGCAGCAACGAAGGCTGCGCCAACCATTTTGCCAACCTTGCCCATTTTGTCGCCAAATGAATCAACGTCAGCCGACGCGGTTTTTAGCGACTTGTTGAGGTTGTCTACGTCACCGAGGATTGAAAGTTTAAGGGTACGACTGCCAGCCACTAGTTATACTCCTTAACTATCTTAGAAAACGATTCTTCCCATTTTTTGACAATATCTGGTTGAACGCTTCGAAGGGTTGGGTAGATAAACCAGCCGCGAGAACCACGACCTTCACGACCTGACCACACTGGGAATTGCTTGTATTTGTTAGAACCAAATTCTGCGCCACCCCAAATCTGTTGAGTTGACGCGCCACCACTCAATTTTTGTCCAGCATAGCCAAATGAAATTTCACCTATTTTTGAAGACTTTGAAACCTTTGAACCGTCTGCCACGCGATTATCCTGAAGGTTACGGGTACGGCTTGAGGCAGCCGCTTGAATCTTGCCTTGAACCCAGGTGGCCAGTTCGCTGGTTGCTTGCTTCGCCTGGTTGGTTGCTTCTTCGTCCATTGCTTTGAAAGAACGGACAATGGCGCGCAACTCATTCTTGTCGTAACTGATTGCGTCAGCTGCCATTTGCCCGTCCTTCCAGAATTTCAAGCACTGTCAAAATGTCCTCAGCCGTTTCAAATTGTTCTTTCGGTAAGTTGGTTGCTAAGGCCAACTCCCAAACAATTCGGTTTAGGCTTCCGACTGGGTGGCTTTTGGGTTTGCTTCACCGACTATCACTTCAGCGATCGTTTCAGTCCATGCTTCGATTGGCTTGACTGGTTTCCCAGCGGCTTCGCGCTTCATGGCGTGATAGGCCAGAAAGACCAAATCGGAAATACCGATTTTTTCTTGTGCCTGGCTGATCGTGTGGCCTGTGTGCTTCTCCCATTTTACCCACTCAGGTGGCGCAGCCGTGTAGGTCGCCTGCGTACCGTCGTTATATTCGATTGTGATTGGCAGTTTCATTTTTTCTCCCGATTGTTAGTTTTTAACTGAAAGTTTCAGTAGGTGTTCCCACCACGATAAATGATAGGTCAACGGTCTGTGCGTCTGGTGCTGCACCGCCGACTGAAGGAAACACTGGCATAACGTTGAAGGCAAAAACTGCGCCTGTTACGGCAGTGAGTGAAACCGCCAAAACTGTGTTTGGTGCAGTTTCGCAAGCCGTCCATAGTGCCTCGCACAATGAACTTGCTGCGCCCCAGTCAGCAAGCATTGACACGTCAAATGTCCACTGGTCGTCAATGTGCTTGTAAGCCTTGCCGTCTAGCGTTTGGTAAGTTTCGACGGTTGGACTATTCGCAAGTGTTGCGCTGGTCGCCTGCGCGTCGTAGTTAACGGTAGCAATGGTCACGACTAAATCGCGACCAGTAATGATTGTCGTTGGCATTTTGTCCCCTATGTTGTCTGTGTGTAGTAAGTTGAAACGTTGATGTCGGCGACCAGCATTGGTGACTGCCCTACTTCTAGAACCGTCGGCTTTTCGATTTGTCCAACAACGTATCCTGCGGGCATTGCCGCAAGAATTCCCATGATGAGTTTTTCCAGGTTATCAAGTGAACCTGCGTTGCTATTGGAAGCAACAATGGCTGAAATTGCAAAATTGATCTTGACCTGGGTTTTGGCTTTACCGATCAAAACAATTTCCATGTAAGGCGAATCAGGCACAACGACAATGGCAGGTGGAATCGGTGCCTCAGGTACGCTGGAATAAATGTTGGCAGCAAGTGCGCTGAAAGAATTGGCTAGGGCTGCGCGGGTTTCGGCAACTGAATTGGCTGGCACTATTGCACGACCGTTTCAACGTCCA